CGAATAATAACTTTCATTCCCGTCAACATAACCAAATTCACTTGAGCGCGTCCGCCCGGCATCAAGGAATTTATATTTAGAATCTAAAACGGCAATGGTTGTTGAACGGCAATTAGGATGAATCGGGGGAAGCGGCCCTTTGCCCGGTTCAAATTGTCGCCCGTCCAAGCTCTTGCATTGTTGGCTTGTGCGACGGTCTAACGTGGAAACCCATTGATACTTTTTAACAATGTCGCCATTCTTTTCCCATAGCTCAACACGCGCCGCGCTTGCAACATGTTGGGTTGCTGTATTGATAACAGTTTTAGCATGGCGTCTTTCAACATCAAGAAACCCGTCTTCATATTTGTTTTTTTTCGTTCCGATAACTTCGCGCACCATTTCGGAAACGGTCTTACCTTGCGCCCAACCGCGCCGGACTAAATTAGAAACCCTCTTTGCCGATACTTCGGGCCAAGTCTTTACCATGTCGGCCAACAATTGCCCCGTTGCGTGAATTGGCTCTTGCAATGCGCGAGCGTATGCCAAGGAAGCGGTTGGAATGTTAAACTTGGGGGTGTTTTCAACAACACTTTCAAAGCCGGACATTTCAAGACCTGTTGAGTATTCGGCAAGCTCGGGGAGTTGCTGAAGAAATTGATTCATGGAAGGTTGCGCAATTTTTAAATATGCTTGGCGCAACTCTATTAAAACTTTTTCTAATTTAATGCGGCTAATGTCCTGCAAATTTTCGGCGTCCAATTCAAAAAGCGTTGCCTTGATTTCAACCCGAAGCCCCGCTTGTGCCAAATTCCAATCTTTAAAAAATCCCGCCTTCAGCCTTTCAAGATAAACTTGTTGGCGCGTTGCTAGATCAAAAAGGGGATTCATATTTAAAAAAAATTACGCTTCGGGAATTGGCGGCTTGGCTTTGGGGTCGGTGATTGGTTGCACCCCTTTTGCTTTTTCTTGCGCCTCAAATTCACGTTGCGCATTTTCAAAATCCTTTTCCGCTTGTTCGTCCATTTCGTCCTTGGCTTCCTCATCGTCCAAGTATGCAACGCCCCCGCTCTTGAGTTTGTCGCGGGCTTCCTCAAACGTTATCAACTTGCCATTGTAAAGATTTAGGGTTGCGCCTTGCTCTTCCGGCGTCATGCGTGAAATTGCAAATTCCGTATTGAGTTCATATAAGATTTCTTTTTCGGGGTCTGCAACTTCAATGTTTCCATATTGCGCGAAGATTCGGAATGCCCACGAATAGGCGGCGGAAACGTTGTTACAGGCGGCGGCAAGAATCGAAGCTTCGGAAGCTTCGTCAATTCCCTTTTCGGTTGCAGTTTGGGCAACCTCGCGCTTTTCAACTAGCTTTGCGCCCAAAGCTTGCATCAAGGCTTCTTTTTGATCCATCGCCTCTTTGCAAAGCGTGTTTGGGTCAACCTGCAACAATCCCGCCGCGCCTTCCTTGGGAAGCGGTAGCAATGCACGGGAACCCAAGAAAACGCCGTTGGGCATGTGACGTTGAACCCAACCGTCGTCTAAGCCGGAAATCCAAGCTGTCGGTTGTCCGCCCATGAAGACCATTTCTTCGTAATCGGCAGAGTTCCGATAATGAGCCATGTTTAAATTTGAAATATCTAACATTAAAGGCTTTTCAACGAAAGGGTCGTTTGCTTCAACCCCTAAAAACTTAAACGGAATTTCTTTTAGAGGAAGCCCCGCCCCGTCAATTGGGATGGTTCGGCTTTCCATGCCCCAATTGCCTTCCTTGCTTCGCCAAATTTCTTGATAATAGCCGACCGGAGCCAACCGCAAAACGCGATATTGTTTTTCTTTTTCAGCCTCAAAGCCATCGTCTTTTGAAATATAATCTTCTTCGATAACTACAAGGGAAAGTTGAGACTTCGCGCCCTTTTGAGTTACGCGCCAGTTAATAACTTTTCGAGGGTCTAACAAAATCGCCTTTGGTCGAATGCCGCCTTCCTCCGCTTGAGCTATGGAAACGGGCGCGGAAGTTTTCGGATAATCTACCCACAAAGCGGCACGTGAAAATGACAGCAAAAACGCCAAGGCTTTTTTCGACTGCTGAATTGTAGACATACCCGCGCCGTCAATGTCAGCTTCCCAAGGTTGCATTTGGTCGGGGATGGTTGCGACAGGGTCAACTGAAAAGCATTGCCCAACCATGTTAGAAACCGTTCTTGCGGTTACGTTGTGGAAAACCGCCCGCGCAACGTATGATTTGTAACGCTCTGAATTTTCTTCTGATTCATCATGCGCATTAGGGCGGGGGAGGTATTTAGTTTTCGCGGCTTTGACTACCCTTTCGCCCGCGATATTATCCGCGATTTGGTTCCAATCCTTTTCAACTTCTACAAATTCGGGGCATTTTGAATCAACGGGCATAATTATTTGGCGTGAGTTGTTTTGAAAGATTGTGTGACTTTTCTTGAGGCGTCTAACATGCGATAACGTAATTCATCTTGTAAATGGTCTTCCGCTTCCGTGTCAACGTCGTCGGGGTCTTCCTCGCTTCGCGGGGTATCTTGAATAAAACCAATTGCGTGTTTGCAACGTTTTGTAAAGTATAAACCCGCACCCTCCCCCTTTTTGGAATTGGCTAGGGCGTCCCGTATGAGTTGCCAGCCGTTTTTTCGGCTTCCTTTGGACTTGTCAGCGGGTTTCCATCCAATGCCTTCAGCCGCCATCTTTTCCCCAATGGTCGCAACGTCGCTTTGTGCCACCTGATAGATTTGCCCGTCTGCCGGGCCGTCATTAGGAACTTTCTTTATTAAACCCTTTTTCAGAAATTCCATTTCGCGGCGCATAATTCCGGCAGCAATATCGGGCGAAGACATGCGCAAGCCGTCATTCACCGCGCCGCTTGTTCCATACCATTCCTCAAATCTAATTATCGAACCCCGGCGCGGGGAAAACTTTGCCCCATTGTAGCAAGTGACAGTTTCACCGTTTGCGATTGCATACCAACCGACAGAAAAAGGATGGGATGAACCCCAATCAAAAGCGCGGTCAATATACCAATCTTTAGGAATTTCAAAATCAGGGACAACGTGAATTGATTCTTCCCAAACATCATTAAACATTCCGCCCGCTCTAATATTCCAATCACCTAACAACCAAGCCTTGCGCCTTTCGGGGTCGGTTTCGCTTTCGAGTGTCGCGATATATTCGGGGGACAGATAGGAATTTTCTTTGTAAGTTCCGAAAAGCCTAACTTGTGTTCGGGTGATATTTTCGCGCTTTTTTGTTCTTGGGTTGAAAACGTTGGTCGTTTTTCTAACCACTTCGCCGGGGTCGATACCGTCAATAAATTGTTTCTTAACCCACGAATGACCCGGCCCCCAAGGGTTAGTTGTTGCGAAAATTTGCAACGGTAATTCCGGCAAAGGCAAGCCGTCATCTGTCATATATGCTCCATCTGCATTTCTAGGCGTGTGCTTTTCTGGAATGAAGCCGGAACGGTTACAAGACAACATCAAATCGTAAAGCTTTCTGTTAGGATATTTGGTCAACTCGTTCCAAGCTAACCAAGGAAATTCCTGTCCGTGAAATTTCATATAATCCGCTTCGCGCTTGATTTGTCGAAAATACAAAACCTCACCCGTTGGCCAAGTCCAACAATAATCCCCCTTTGAGCGAAGGAACCGCGCCCCGTCTTTGAATGCGTAAAAGTGCTTTTCGCTTTTCGCAATCATGTCGTCTAGGTTTTTATATTCCCTATCAAATATAATACCGCGCAAGAATTTTCCGTAACCTTTGCCCACAAGGGAACGAAAGCGCATTAGTTGGGCGTCGGTTTTGCCCGGCCCTCGCGAACCATCATAAAGGATTTCATTGCACGGCGCGGAAACGGCAAGCAGTTGCGAACCCGGCAGGGGTTCCCAAACAACCTCAATTGTTTCTTCCGTTTCGCTCATACATCGACAACAACGGAAGCTTTCAACGCCTTTTGAGATTCACGCGCCCCACGTTCCCAATCGAAAGGGGCGGGAATATACATAACATATCTAACAATCTTTTGCGCTTCGGGTGGTTTGGGAATTAAAAGCCCCATGATTTTCGCAAGCTCTTTCAATGCTGAAATTCTGGTTGAAGAATTGGACATTGCGCAACCGCTTAAAACTTTGTCCGGTTTGTTCGCCTCTTGAACCAATGCCGCAACAATTTGCCCGCCGCTAACAATCGAAGTGTATTCGGCGCGGCGCATCAACTCATCAATGCGCAATTGAACGTATGGATTGGAAAGCATAAGCCGCCCAGCATCGGGGGCGGCAATTTCAGGATACCCCATGCGAAGCGCGGCGGCAACATGGTTATAATCTTTGAGGTATTGAACAACGAAAGCTTTCATTCGCCCAACCTCATCAAGTGGGAGGTTGTAGGAAAGGGCGAAGCTTTCCGAAGTAATGTCGGGAACGTCCTTTTTTAATTCTGCTAGAAATTCGGCGGCGGCTATGGCGGCTTTATTTTGACCAGCCGGGGCGCGTGTCTTTCCCGCTTTCTTCGCTTGTTTCAGGGGTTTAACGGGGGGCGCGGGGGCTTTTATCTTGACCCCTTTAACTTTTCCCTTTGCGCTTGCTCTTGCCATAACTTGACGACAACTAGCACGGGTGAGACGGCGGGCGCAAGGGCTTTGTTTACTATCAATTTCTGTTAGTTAAAATTCCGCCTTGGCGGTTTTATGTTAAGTATGTTTCCAAAACTCTCTTCGCCTCTTCCCATCCTTTGCAAATCACCCACCCGAAACCATCCTGTTGAACCTGTTTCCCAAAATCTCTTTGAGCTTCAGAAGCAGACCCGCGCTTTCCTAAAATCGGCTTGCCAGTTTTCCCGGTGCGCTTGTTTTGTTCATGTTCGGGATTTATCTTTAGTTCAATATAAAGCCCGTTGCACCCATGGCGAGGAAGAGGAAGGAAAATGTCAGCAACGCCGGATTGAATGCCGATTTGTTTTGCCCTCGCACCCTTCACCGCATCCATAAAGTTTTGGTTTGTGGAATACATCTTGCAACGCTTCGTTTCAGAGTTGAAGAAATGCGGGAAACGTCTTCGCGTCTCTGCCATGTTAGCCCAACAGAAAAGCGCGGATTGCTCGCCAAATTCATTGCCTGATTTGCAAAGGTCTTCGGGTTTCATATATGATTGGCGACAAGGTGAGCGCGTTTGAAATCAGGTTTGCCGAAATTGAACTGCTTGAATGCACTTCTGACTTTCGACCTAGCAAGACCGCCGTTTGGCAACCACTCCCCGACGTTAGCCTTATCGAAACAGCTCTGACAGAAAAACCCGTTTATGGGGAACTCGGGGGCGACGTTGTCAGGTTGCTCTTGAATTGGAACGGCAATTTTTGCGCTTAGGGTTGGCATGTTAGCGCAACGGCTTCTTTTACATTTAATATCACTCATGACGTTTTATATTTGAGACTTTGCGCGGACTTGGTCAAGCCAATGTTTAAATTTAGATTCTTCGATTGTGAAAGCTTCGGGGTTTCCTGTTATCCACAATAATTCTTGAGGCGTGAGATTGCGAACGCTAACAAGCATTCCATCCGATTCCCGATAATAACCCATCAAAGCGCGTTCCCCATCCCCATGATCGGCGGGGAACTTCCAAAGCCTAGCCCCTGTATATTCGCAAATCGTTTCAGGGTCGAATGCTGCACCCATCCGGCGCATTATGAAAGTTTCCTGAGGGGGTTTGAAGAAACGCTTCATGTTTAATATTTAAGATAAATAAAAAGAACGCAAGAATTGGAAATAAAAGATTCGTGAAACTCGAAACCGTGCAAAGTAAATTGTTGACCTGTCCCGACAACTGCAAATTGAAACTTCATCATTCGCTTTTCATTAAGCGGTTGTTCAAACCAAATGCAATCCTCACCCCTAGCATCAACGCCGCAACGAATTAATCCAGAGCCAACGGGAATTTTAATTTCCTGAATAACAGGTTGTTTGCTCAACTCCCATTCAAAGCGGTATTTGTGAATTGTCTTCATATATCAAGCGGCGTTGAATTGAATTATGTTTGAAGGCTCTTGAACTTCGACAACCTCAACCTTTTCAGGTTCGGGAATATATTTGTCACCTGAAGAGAAGATTGACGCCATGGAATAACGCCCAAAAGGAAAACAAGCTTCATGCCCGTTAGTATCAATGAAAATGCCAACGGTTTTAATTTCGCCGCGCCCTAGATCAAGGGTGACGCGCTTTGCGGTTCTTTTGATTACCGTCCCGCGAAAAATGCAATCGTAATTGCAAATTGAACGGTCTGAAAGTTTTTGACCTACGGTAAAGACTGCTTTGGTTTCTGTTGCGTTACTCATGACGAAAGAGAGAAAAGCAGAAAGCCGGGGGAACGTCAATAAAAAGTTTCATATATAAAAAAAAAGAGCATTTGCGGTTATCGTTCCGCAAATGCTCTAGTTTTGGAACGCGAATCCCATTTCGACCGCCTAAGCAATCCCTTTAACCTGTTGTCCTTCAACAAGGCTTTTTATTTATCAATGAAAGCGGATTTGGTCAATAGGGAATTTGCCCCATACGTCCTTTCCATGCGGCGCATTGATTTATCATCGTTTCAACGGATTCAGGGTTTGCAAGTATCCACTCCAAGGCTTCACCCCTCGCAACGCTTGCACCCTCGCAAATAGCATCCATTCCATACCAATCAATTAACCAGCCCGCCCCGGCGCGTGAGAAGCGCGGACAACCCCAAACCGTTTGATTTGTCTCGGGCGATGTTTCAGTAAATATCATGTATAAATTTATCTACTATTAAAAGGGCGGCGCAAACAATCAAAATTATAACTAAGATTGACCAAATCACCCATTCAAAAATTTCATCTAACAAATCTTCATTTTTAACAATCCATTGGCAGAGCTTTTTAAATTTATTCATGATTCAAATATTTCAAGAGATTAAAAACAGACATTCCCGCTAAAATTCCAGTTACTAACCCTAGCAAGATTGCGACTTCATAAGAGGTTGGAAATACCCTCCCAATTACAGCGGCGGCAACTCCAACGAATAAGAGCGAGAAAAGATATTTGAAAAAAGCGTTGATTCGCTTTTCACGAAGCAAGCGCATTTCATAGCCCGTTAATCTAACGGCGGGCTTTGCGGGTTTAATTGGTATCGGTTCTTTATACATGATTCGTAAAGTTATAGTTACGCTTGCAGTTCGGGCAAGTTCCAATTTCACCTTTCATAAGCGGCACTTCCAAACCTTTCAAACTATGCGCCGGAAGTTGATTTAAATCGCCTGAGTAATAAACGTTAGGCGTTTTCCAAGATGCGCGAAGAAAGATTTGGCGTTTTATTACTAAAGGCGAATCACTACCGCAAACGCATTTACCGGAAACCATGCCAACTTTTGAAAACTCCAAATCATTTTCCACAAGGGCGGCTAGTTCTTGGGCGCGGGTAGGTTCGCCTTTTTCTTCCCTAACATCATCCACCATTTCGCCCAAAGCTTCGATCAAGTTTGAATTGACCGCGCAAAGCTCTTCACTAGTTGCGGCAAAATAACCGCCTTCCGCCGAATCATAGCTGATTTCCACGGAACGCCCCTTAGTGAGAAGTTCAACAACCATCGAACCGATTTCTTTCAGTTCCCAATCTTCCATTTCTATTTTTTTCATAATTTTTTTACTGATAACATTTGATAACATTTTAGCGTTTTTTAGGTTATCACGCCAAACCTTTATAGAATATAAGAATAAGTAATTTATAATAACATTTTTAACCTGTTTAACTGCTTTTCAGAGAAAAAAATTCTCGCCCGTGTCCGCGAGGCGAAAAATATGCGCGAGATGCGCGAGGTTTTTTGGGGTGGTTATTTTCTAGGAAGGTTATCAAATGTTAAAACTTTTTAAAGTTATATAGAATAAGCTTTTGCCGTGATAACATCAAGGTTAAAATTGGTTAAAAGTGTTAAAACAATTATACTTTTTGCCATTCTGAGGGGTTCCAATCTCTCAAAATTTTCATTCCACCGGAAATTTTCGCTGCATAAATAAAAAGCCCGCCGAATTTTTGAGCGGTTCCCCTGTAAAT